GTGAGTCTAATCATCACGTAGTTCATCAAGAGCAGCGAACAAACTGAGCCCACAAGACTTGTGAACGCAGAACCGCTCGGAATCCCTTTGTGCTTTTGGAACACTTCTCCACTTGGCGTGATAAGGCGAGAGTGTATGAAGTCGGAGACGTACCGATCCCACACGTTACGATCCACCTCGTCCAGATCCAAATGCGTCCGAAGCACACGGAAAGCATCGTCAATCATGAACGCGGGGACAGATGCATCATACCCGGAAAAATCTATCGTGTAGATGTACCTGAATCGCGATTTGAGCTCTTCGACCAGCGCCCCTTGTTCGACCCTTTTCGCTCCAATGAGGAACGGACGGCGTCTCGCCAGGTTTGCGTGGACTCTCTTGGAGAAAGCCGAACCCACAATACTCGCAGTGAGCGAAGCCATCCATACGAGCCGAGTTTTTGGTGCGCTTTGCCCAAACTGAACGCGGCGACCAAAAAGATAAGGATCAAAGCCTCGTGCACCTGCCCAGATGCGTTTTGAAGCCCGAAGAGCCTTATCCAGAACGAAGCGATTTCGTGTGAAGTAAGGAGCCCCAGCATAATGAGACTTATGAATGAAGCGATCCACCACTTCATCCAGTGGGTAAGGCTTTCGCCCTCCAGTCGTGTCACCTGCAACACTGAGCGTCGCAGAAAACGCGTCCCGGTAAGCATCGGCATCCCACGATCGTCTTGCTCCATCGTAACGTGCGTCTCCAAAGCCGTTGCCGGATAGTGAAGTTCGCCCGTTCGCAGCATAATCGTTTGCATCAACATGTCCCAACAAGTCGGGCAATGGTGACGATGATGTAGCTGATCCTCCCTTTCGGGAGTTATGGGACCTTGAGTGTTCCACGCTCTTGGTTGGGGCACCTGTGGTACTGTGGGGACTCTCAACACTGGGTCGTCTAGCAGGGGTGGCGTTTCCGTCATCCTGCCTACAGGCGCATTGGCCCAATCCTGAGACGGTGAATTCGTCAGATCCGGCGGTCGAAACACCGGATTTAGTGGCGTGGATGGGGCATCCGTATCTGTATAGCCCTTCCGCCACCCATTCAGGGGACGTGACACTTCGATTATCCCTTTCGTGGACGAACTCGGTGGACGTATCACCTAGCAGCTTCTCCGCACCGCGGTCTATCGCTGGGACGGTGACCTGTTTTCCGAGGTCTCGCTGTGCCCTAACCCACAATGGGTTAGAACTGCGGTACTTACCGAGATGTGTAATCCCGGCCCGCGCGCGTAGATCATCTAGATTCATAACGCGCTCCCTTCTGAATTGGGCTTTGTCGCGTAGCGGCTAGCAGCCCGGGCTACCGCTCCGGGAGGTTAAGCGCTCCTCCAATAATTTAGGCTTGCTTAAGGCCAGTCTGGCATCTGTGCTTCCTCGCGACTAAGAGGAGATGGCTTGCCTTACGACATGCTGGGTTAAGCCCACCAGTCTAACTCTCTCGAGTTGTAAATTT